TTGTCAAACCAGCCACCACAGCTAACAAAGCAATCAATTCTTTGAATGTCGTAGCAATATCTTCAATGGGGTCTGGCGTAAGACCGTTGAGTTTATAAATTTCGTTGATTCGTTTGATATCTTCTTCAGTCATTTGTACTCTCCTAAACGGGCATTTAAACGCTCTATACGGGCCATGCTTAGATCGTGGCACGCTTTTGCATACTCGGATGCCGATTCAGCTTCAAGGCGGTCTAAATGGGCTTGTTTCAGTTCGCGTTTTATAACTTCGGTTGGCGTTATGTCGCGCCAATAATCTTTCAAGAATTTAAGAAATCGCATACCATTCCCTTTCCTGGCGTTTAGCCATAGACTTTACGGTTTTACCTGTCAACCCAACTAGACCATCACGCTGCATTTCGGGCAAGCGCCTAGCTACTTGGATGCCATCCATTACTGCAAAGAAAGCAATACCGTCTTTGCCAAGCGGCCCGTGTTTAATCAAAGTTTTAAGAATTGCCGCAGAATGTGCTTTGGCAAGTTCTTTTGCGTCATCGGCAGCTTCCCAGCTAGTTACTGGGTCTGTGTTTCTAGCGCGGTGATATTCCATGATTGCTCCTTAAAATGGTACGTCATCATCTTTGGGAAAGCCATCATCCTTTGGACGCGGCTCATTGATGTATGCCCATCCGTCCCAGCCGCCAGCGACCAGGGGCACGTTGTCAATCTTTAGCATATCGCCGGACTTGGTTTCAATGATTGACCCAATGCGGGCATAACGGTTTTTGGCTACGCCTTGGGCGTTGGTGTATTTGCCGCTAATTACGGATATTTCTTTTTTGATCTTAGACATAATTAACCTTTCAATGTTTCTGCGTGTTTCTTAATGCTTGCGCGGGTTTTGCTGTCAAGCATTGCCCACAAAGCGGTCTTTTCTTCAATATCTGTAATGCCCTGGTATTCCTCCACAGCACCAATCAGATCGTTTGCGCTCATGCGTTCATTGATGGCTGCGGCTACGTCTGCAAGGATTGACAAACGATTTTGCGGCACAAGGTCAGTTTTAGTAGCTGACACTTTAGGCGCTTGCCTAGATGCAGCATTGCCATCATCATCTTCCGGTGCGATTCCGCAAGCCGCCATCAAGGAATAACGCCTAGCGTAAGTAAGCGCCGAGCCGTACCCTTGCGGGTCTTGCTTGGCAGCAGGAACGTGCAGCTTGCCGCATTCCAGCATCTCGCCCGATTCATGGACAAAGACTGTTTCCACAGTCACGCCTGTATCGTCTTGGCTAGTGCGCTGAACAAGGGCTATTCCTGCGGCATTTAAGCTATCTACAACGGCCTCTACACATCCGGCAAGGTCAACGTACTTGCTGCGAAAATGAGGGTTTGTAGACGTTTTTAACGCAGGTGCAAAGCCGCGCTGGGCCTTGACTAATGCTGATGCAATGTTTTTCATAAATCGCCTCCAAAATCTATCCCGCATTTTTCGCAGGTAAAGTAATACAAAATGTGAATGTCATCTACTGTATGTCGTTCCATATCGCCACAGTCTTCATGGCATTCTGGACATTCATAATCTTCACGCTCTTTCAAGTTGCTGTTTAAGCCAATAGATTCGTTCATCTTTTTGCTCCAATTGTTGACATAAAAACCATACATATATCTCAAGAAATCCTGCTGGGTCTGTTTTGGTGTGGCAGAACGCAATGATTTCTTCTGCGTTGTTGCTTGTAATCATGCGGCCCACCCATAGACAAGTACCCAGGCCAAAGATACGCCGATAAACACGGCAAGTGTGATGTCTGCTAGTTTCATTTTGTTATCTCAATTGCTTTGTAGAGGTCGGCAGATACATCGCCTAGATCGGTGGGCATCCACTTCCATATGTCAGGGTGAAAACCTGCAACTGCGTGGCTCATTTCATTAATGATGCTTGCCATCTGCGCTGGAGTGACTAAGCCGCTTTGAATGGCGTGTTCAAAGTCTGTTATCAATTGGGAAATTTCTTTCATGCTAACTCCTAAAAAGACCGCTACGGAATGTTGCGGCATGGGTAGACTTTATCACAAATGTGAAGTCTTGCAAGTTTTTTTTTACAATTGTTTTTATCGGTTTTGCTTTTTTAATAGATTTTTCCTATAACCATTGCCGTTCACAATTGTGATATAGTTTGAGGATGGACATCTTAGAAGTAGCAATCAAAGCGGCGGGCGGCACGGGTCGCCTGGCCTATCTTTTGGACGTAAGACAGAACGTAATTAGCAACTGGCGGCAGCGCGGAGTGCCTAAAAGCTGGGAGCAAGTGCTGAAGTACAGGTTCAAAAAACAGATTGCAGAAGCTGGAAAAATGGGATAGAGTTGGGGCAATGGCTAGGCTTAGCGGCTGAAAAGGTGATTCGTTACCACCCTGCCAATGTTCCTTTTTCGTAACGCTTAACCTAGAACGTAGGGTTGTCAATGTATTACTACCAGTTCAATATCGGTGACTACGCTAGTCACACTCAGCGCCTTTCCTTGCTAGAGGACTTGGCTTATCGCCGCCTTTTAGACGAATACTATTTGCATGAACGCCCGTTGAACAGCGGTTTAACGTCCGTTGCACGTCAGATTGGTATGCGCGACCATGAGGCAGAAGTTAAATTTGTCCTTGAATTGTTTTTTAAGCTGACAGAAGATGGCTGGGCAAATGCTCGGGCAGACAAAGAAATTGCCCATTTCAAAGGGAAAATTGAACAGGCGTCTAAGGCTGGAAGGGCGTCTGCTGAACGGCGGTTAAACGGACGTTCAACGGACGTTCAACCAACCAATAACCAACAACCAATAACCAATAACCATAAACCAATAAAGAATACAGTCGCCCCGCCTGTCGGCGTGACGGAATCAGTTTGGCAGGATTGGTTAAGTTTGCGTAAGACAAAAAAAGCAGCCGTAACCCAGACCGCGATTGATGGCATAGCACGGGAAGCCAGCAAAGCAGGGGTAAGCCTACAAACAGCCCTAGAAACCTGTTGTGCAAGGGGCTGGACAGGGTTTAAGGCTGACTGGCTGAAAGACAAAGGCGAACAAAAATCCTTTGCTGAGAAGGATTACGATTTCAAACGCGCGAGGTGGGAAGCCATGACCGGCAGGACGCAAGGGCAGGAAATGAAACCATTTTTGGAGTTAGAAGATGACACAACCAATTGATCGCCTCTTTGAACGCCTGTCCATGACCTACGGCATTGCGTGGGACAATTCGCTAGGGTCAGCGCCATTGAACGAAATTAAGTCGCATTGGATGCACGAGTTATCAGGGTTTCTGAAAAGCAAGGAATCCATGATGGCAATTTCATGGGCGCTTGACCATTTGTCCGAAAGACCGCCAAACCTGGTGCAATTCAAAAACCTGTGTTACCAAGCCCCAGCGGTGGAAAGACCGCAATTGCCTAGCCCACCGGCTGACCCTGAGAAGGTACAGCAGGAATTGGCAAAACTAACGCCGTTTCGCATGGGGCCAGGCGTAGACCCAAAGGCATGGGCGAAAAGAATTTTGGACGAATATGATGCTGGTCGGAAAAAGCCGGTGGCGGTTGTGCAGATGGCGCGTGATGCGCTAAGGATGTCATGATGGCTAAAGTTTTGATTGCTTGTGAATACTCTGGAACGGTAAGAGACGCTTTTATTGCTATGGGACATGACGCAATGAGTTGTGATTTGCTTCCAACGGACGTTGAAGGCCCGCATTACCAAGGTGATGTGTTTGACATCATTAACAATGGATGGGATTTGTTGATTGCCCACCCACCTTGTACCCATTTGGCTGTATCAGGTGCGCGGCATTTTGCGGCAAAAAAAGCAAGTGGCGTGCAAGATGAAGCGCTTGCATTTGTTAAAGCATTGATGGACGCTCCCATAAATTGCATTGCAATCGAAAACCCAATCAGCATTATTAGCAGCAAAATTAGAAAGCCCGACCAAATCATTCAACCTTGGCAGTTTGGACACGGAGAGACGAAATCTACCTGTCTTTGGTTGAAAAACCTGCCTAAATTAATTCCAACGGAAATTGTTTCTGGCAGAGAAGCTAAGGTTCACAAGATGCCTCCGAGCCCATTGCGCTGGAAACTTAGATCAACCACTTACAAAGGAATAGCCAAGGCAATGGCAAATCAATGGGGATTGCTATGAGACGCGCAGCAAGGGTTGATGCAAATCAAGACCAGGTAATAACGGCGCTGCGTGCCGCTGGCGCTTACGTTTGGATTATTGGACTGCCGGTTGACCTTTTGGTCGGCTACAAAGGACACACAATGCTGATGGAAGTCAAAGATGGCCCTAAAAAGCCTTTAACGGCCTTACAGCACGCTTTTTTTGCAAATTGGGCTGGTGGTACGCTGGCGCGGGTTGACGGGCCGGAAGCGGCTTTATCGGCTTTAAGGGTAATTGATGCGAAGCCTTAAACAAAACAGTCTAATGTGGGCAAACCTGACCGACATTGCAAATCAGGTGGTTTGGTATGGTCAAAAGCTGACCAAGGAAGAATGGAAAGACGTTCTGACCGCAGCGTTAAAGCAGCAAAAGGTTGTGCCTGGCATTGAGGGCGGGTTTGTTGTTCTTGGAGCGCGAACAAGTAAGATGACCGTGGCTGAGATGACCGAGATGATAGAGTTATCCACAGCTTTTGGTACACAACAAGGGGTCAAATTCCGTGCTTTACCCGAAGCGTAAGTACATCCGCAGCAAGGCATTGCTTGAAGCCTGCCGAACAATAGCCTGCCAGCATTGCGGGACAGAGGATGGAACAGTCTGCGCTGCTCACATAAATTGGGGCGGCGGCAAGGGTAAGGCAATCAAAGCGGACGATAACTTGGTCGCCAGCCTGTGCTTTACCTGCCACGCTGCGCTTGACCAGGGCACGGACATGAGTAAGGGCGAACGGCAGGATATGTGGTTAAAAGCCCACCAGCGCACCGTTTTGGTCTTGTTGACCACCCGAAAGTGGCCCGAAAAAGTGCCTATTTCCGCATTGACGGAAGGGGAGCAGACTTTTGCTCATGCGAGCGATGCATAGGGTGGGCATGGGCAGCATCGGTGCGTTCGTGCTTATGCAGTTCTTTTTCCAATTCCATCACCTTGCGGCGCTCGGCCTTGTGTTCGCGTTCCATTTCATAGACAGCGGGAGTGGTGTGAACAGCTTTTTCACGTTTTAGGGTAAAGTTTGTAGCCATGAGAAAAATCTCCTATAATGACTTGGACATTGTAATGTCATCCATAAACCTTGCAAGGAAATATCATGGGAAAAATGGATAAAGAAATGTACAAATCGGGCGCTTCTGGTGAAAAAGTGCCTATGGGCGTTCGCGCCAGCGATGAATCCGGCGAACGCCGTGGCAAAATCGTAGGCGGCGTAGGCATGGGCAAAGAAGATGCTCACATGAACAAAGAACTAAAAGGCGGCTCTAAAGAGGCCGTTTGTTACGTTCACGACCGTTCGCATTACCGTTAATAGGCGGAAGGAATCAGGGAATCCGCCCTGACCCTTCCTAACCAAACCAAGGAGAATTTGGCATGGCTGATTCACATTGTATCAATTGCTTATATTTCATTGACCATCACATGATGGGACAATGTAGGCGTTTCCCGTTATTCCAAAATCGTCACAAGACGGAATGGTGTGGTGAACACAAGCCATTTGCAGCGGTAGTTGCTGCGCTTCCCGAAGATGTAGAGCCTGCGGTGGAAGAAGTAAAGCGCCGTGGCAGACCGCCTAAACAGCTTGTTTCGTTGACCGTGATGGGAGACGTAACATGAACTTATTGCCCCTACAAGACAGGGTTGTGGTTAAACCACAGGTCAGAAACTTATCTGATATCATTATTGTGAACAACAAAGAGCCTTTTAACGAAGGTACGATTGTTGCGGTCGGCCCTGATGTTTACGAGGTAAAGGTCGGGGATTTCATTAAATACGGCAACGGCGATTATCTGAAGTGGCCCACCCACAAGA